GACGAGCGTAGGATGACAGAGAACAGTGAGTACATGATCCACTGCCCTATGATGTGGGGTGGAGGTACAGCTTCAGAGATCCAGGACCAGGCCACTTACCTGAAGGAAGTTGAGGGTAGAGTCATTGATTTCTATGCACAGAAGACTGGATCAAGCAAGGAAGATATTGAGGCTATGATGAAAGCTGAGACCTACATGGATTCAGACAAAGCCAAGAGCCTGGGATTTATCACAGAGGTAGTGACCACCATGAAAGCAGTCGCAATTTTAAAACAAAAACATATGTCAACAAAAACCATGACCGTCAAAGATTTTGAGGAAAAGTTTGACGAAAAAAGTGAGGGAATTGTTACCCGGATACTCAATGCTATCAAGGGTAAAGCAAAAATGATTGAGGTAACGACCGCAGGTGGTGAGATCCTGGACTTTGGAGAATCAATAGAGGAGGAGAGCCAGATCGCTATTGGCAATACCGCCACTGTGGAAGGTAGCCCCGCCTCTGGCGAATATGTACTCTCTGATGGTCGCACTCTGGTATTTGAGAACGGTGCTGTTACCGAGATCAAAGAAGCGGGGGGCGAAGAAACTGTTGAGGACCTGAAGCAGCAGATCGCTGATAAGGACCAGGAGATTGCTGATCTGAAATCTGCCCAGGCCAAGCATGAAGACGAGCTGGCGAAGATGGAAACGAAGGTGGGAGAGCAGATCAAGAAAGGACTGGAGGACTTCAAAAAAGAAATGAAGTCTGATATGAACGGTAAGAAACTGGAGGTCAGGGAGTCTGACGGAGGAGAAGAACCCACTGTTCGTAGAGGAACCAAAGTGAAGGAATAACAAAACTGCAAACCATTAACATAAAAATATCATGGCAAGTGTAATAGATTTTTCAAGTTTAACGCTGAACCCTGAAGAGGCTAGAGAGTCCAGCCAGGCTATATTCGAGCGTGTATATGAAAACGGTGACTTAGGTGAAAAGCACCTCGTAATAACCGGGATTGAGCGTAAGGAGCAGATTCCTTTTTACGGCAAGATGGGTCTTGTTGGGAAAAAGTCCAGTGGATGTACTCCCAATGCAGTATCCGGACCTGGAACTTCTGAGAAGTATTGGGATCCTGAGCTGGTCGATTTCAGGCTTTCTCACTGCCAGGGTGATGTGCCACAGCTCCTGAAGATGTGGAAGCGTTCACGTAAGGCCCTGGGTACCTGGGAAGATGTGGACAATGAGATGGTCGCTTTCATTGAGGACCGTGGAATTGATGCCAACATGGAAGCTATCTACCGTATCACTTCCTTTGGTGATGAGGCTGCCGCCAATGTGACAAGTGGTGGACAGATCACTGATGGAGTGGATACCGGGTATTTCTCCATGCTGGACGGACTGTGGAAGCAGATCTTTGCAGGTGTGGCCTCCAGCGATGTGGTCAGGTATGAGATCACTGAGAACGGTCAGGCAACAAAGTCCGCACAGCTGACCCTGGGTGACACTGTTGCTCTGGATGCTATGAGGTATCTGCATGAGAACATTGACAGCCGGGCACACGACAGCGCATTGCTGAAGTACCAGATTACACGCAGCCTGTGGAACAACTGGTGGGCCCTGCTTGAAGACAAGTCCCTTTCCAATGCTATCCTGAGTGATGTGGAGAGTGCTGGATCCGGTAAGATGAACTACCGTGGTATCCCTATCGTTGTGAGGAATGACTGGGACCGCAACATCAAAGCGTACCAGGACCTGAGTAGCACTTACTACCTGCCTCACCGTGCCATCCTGACCACCGTGGATAACATCCCGGTAGGTACCAGCGATGAAGAGAGCATGAAGGAAATCGACTCCTTTTATGACAAGAAGGACAAGATGTGGTATTTCGATGGTGCCACCATGCTGGATTGCAAGATGCTCGAAGAATACATGATTGCAGCAGCCTATTAATTTAGGCTCTGCATTTGTTCAATCATAAAAATAGAACGATGAAAAAATTATTTGTAATACTCGCAATCCTTAGTGTCGGCTTTCTTGTTCAGGCACAAACGGCTATCAAAACTGATCAGGTTCGTACCGTAGCCATTGATTCCATGCTCCTTTCTGGTGAGCTAGTGAATAATGACTATTATGGGAAGGACTTCTTTGAGAACGTCCAGCTCCAGGTCAGCGCTGATACAACAAGCGGTACTGGGACGGGTGATGTTGTAGTAGATTTCATTTTGTATGGTTCATTGAACTATTCCGACTGGAATGCTATTGATACGCTTAAAATTTCCGGAAGCGATGACAATGTTGGGTATCTGGGTAAGACCGCTATTTGGTACGATTATCTCAGGCTTGCCATTGATGTGAATGGTTCTGGAGATTCAGTCACCGTTGGGTATCAACTATTGTTTGACATAAACGAATAAGCTATGACCTGTGTATCAAAGATTTCAAAAGATATTCTCAACTCATGTGATAATGTTCCGGTAGCGGGGTATGAGAAGAAAGCGTGGGCGATGAACAGGGAAGATGTCACGCTTACCCTGGATGCTACCACCACGAACCTTGTCACCGGGATAGCTCTTGCTTCGGGTGAACAAGCGTACACCGTCACCTCTGTTAAGAAGGAGATGAACGGAGGGTTTGATCTTGCAGCAGCAGATAACGCTCCGGACACGTACCCACACTATTGGTCCTTCCAGCCTTACGAAAGGGATGCTGAGAGCATTAAGAACTTCGATGACATGAGCGATATTATGATTGTCGTTGAGGCCAAAGGATCGAAGACTGAAGGATGTTTTATCATCCTGGGTGCTGAGACAGGGCTGTACAAAACATCTGCAAGCCAACGGGCCAATGATAACCTAGGACTGCCGACCTACGAGTTTGGGTCCATGGAGGGTCAGGGCGAGAGGTATTCGAGATTCGTATTCTGGGACTCTGTTTCCGGAACCTATGCAGGAAGTAAAGCCATTCTCGTTGCGCTCGAAACTCCTTGATAGGCTCAGTGCTTTAAAGGAGCAACCAGTGGACCTGGTGTTAAAAGATCCGGGTCTGCTGATGGAAATGTTGAGGTTGTACTCTGAAGTGTTCCTGGGATCCAGGCCGTGTTCAACCTGTGAGAGAAACCACAGGGGGTATTACAGAAAACTAGTAAACGAGGGTGAAGCGAAAATCAATAAAAACAATATCATGGCAAAGCAAAAATCTTGTGAATTAAAACCGAAAGCTCTGTTGTTCCACAAGGGAGCGCATTACACCAATGCAAATATTACCGATTCCACGGCAAAGCAAATCCTGAAGCAATTCCCCGCACTGGAGAATCAGTTCCTTGTGTACCCGGATGGTTACGAGATTCAGGATCCTAACGTGAAACTGAGTGAGGCCAAGAAAGGACTTGGTACAGCGAAGCGTAAGATAGGTGCTTCGATCAGGAAGAAAAACAAAGCGTTGGAGGTCCTGAAGGAGAAGGAAGCCGCTTTCAATGAGATCAGTGAGGACCTGGAGAAAAACAGGGAAGAGATCGTGAAGGTCACTGAGGCGTTGGAGGCCAAAGAGAAGGATGCTGTTGAGATGAAAAAGGTCATTGAGACACATGAGGCCGCACTGAAGGGTGGTGATGAAGCTGCCGGGAAGAAAAAGGAAAAGGCAGAGGCCAGCCTGAAGGTGATGACAGAGGAGATCGAAAAAGGTCTTGATCATGTCGAAAAACTGAATGAGTCGATCAAGGAACCGGGCGAGGCTGAAGCTGAGTACAAACAGGCCCAGGGTGTAGTGTCTGATCTGGAGGTAGAGATCGAAGAGGCTGAGTCCAATGTAGCTAAGTATGAAACCTTGCTTGCGAAGCGAGACAAATAATGAGTAGGAAAATAACACTACATGAGTTACCTGCGCCATTCAAAATTAAAGAAGAGACAAGGGTGGATGGTATTGTTCGGTATGACCTGGACAATGCCTACCCTACCCGGATGGAGCGGCTAATCGACGGGAGCGTAACAGCTAAGAGTTCAGCAGGGATGCTGAAGAGGTTTCTTGTGGGGAGGGGTTTTGAGAATGAAGCGTTAAATAAATTACCCGTGGGCACTGATCGTTACGGTCGGCCCGTCACCCTTTATGATATTCTTAGAAAAGCATGTCGGAGTGCATCGTATTACTCCGGGTTTTATATGCGCTTGCGGTACAATGGGATGTTTGAGGTAGATGCTGTCGAAACAGAGAACTTCAAACACTGCAGGTTCGGCAAGATGGATTCTCAATCTAACGCCAGTAAGGTGGTGGTGTATGATAACTGGGACAAGCAGAAAACCAAAAGGGTACTTACCAAAGATTACAACCGGATAGATGTGTACAATCCTAACAAGGATGTTATCAAGCAACAGATCACTAAGTCCGGTGGTGAGTTTGAGAAGTGGAAGGGGCAGATGTTCTGGTGGTTTGACGAGGACGAATATGTGTACCCTCAGTCCTTTGTGGATCCTGTATTGTATGATGCTGACACGGAAAAACAGATTTCCATTTTCAAAAACGGTGAGCTGAGGAGGGGGTTCTTCCTGAAGCATATCGTTCATCATACTGCATTCGATAACTCCGCTGATGCTGAGGAGTTCAAGGAGAAATTCAATAAGATGATGGGTGCCGGGCATGAGATTTCGTGCATGGTCCTGGAGGGTGAGTTCGATGACCAGGGCAATTTACTGGATGGGCCAAATATCAAGATCGACAAGGTGGATCAGAATATTACCCCAAAGCTATTTGACAGCTATGAGTCCAGTACGACCAATAATATCAGAAAAGCCTATTTATCGATACCGCAGATACTCATTGACTATGAAGATGGGAAGTTGGGAACAACGTCAGGAGAGGCCCTGAGACAAGCCTCAGAGTTCTATAATACACAGATCGAAGATATTCAAATGAGCATATCGCAAGCGTTCAAACAGATATTCAGTAATTGGAAGGATGATTTAAGCAGTGAGACATTTAAGATCAGGCCACTGAAGTTAGGAGAACAAAAAGCAGAGGTATGAGTCTATTGTGGACATATGATGATCAGCAGAGCATTAAGCCTATTTCTGGAAATAACGAACAGAAATGGAACCAGCTAGCTACTGAGGTCCAGTTTGTGAAGCTGAAGGAGCTGATGGGAAAGGACTTTTATCAGGATGTGAAGAACAACCCGGACGGGACCTGGAACAAAAAGTTGATTGACGGGGACAGTTATACAGTGGATGGTGTGACTTACTCCTTTTCCGGGCTCAAATATGTGCTTGCTTTCCTGTTTTATGAACGATATGTCATGGAGATACAGGTCCAGGATACCTACAATGGCATGATGATCAGTGATAATGTGAATGCACAACACGCCTCCCTGGGAGCGAAGAAAGACATTGCACAGGAAATGAGGCGGCTGGCTGAAGGACACTGGAGCGACTGCAAAGATTTTGTTATTGAGAATTCCACCGAGTATCCATATGCTAAGTTTACGAAGAGTGGTAGAATACAATATTTTTAAAAGAGACTATTATGGCACGTAAGAGCGATTCAATGAAAGAGATTGTTAATTCAGAGGGCACAGATAAGTATGCCGCTGGAGTCTACAAGCGAAGTGATAATACATTGTTTGGGCCACTGTATGCTATGACAGCATCCGGGGCGTGTGTGATCACTGCTTTGAAGAATGCAGACGGAGATGACATCTATACAAACTATGTGGCTAATGGCGTTGCTCTTGCTGCTGGAGAAAAGATATTTTTTAGGGAAGTTGTGCATGAGATCACATTGACCGTGGCTCCCGCACTGTTCCACTATCACAAACAAGAGGTTATAGCCGCACCGTAAAACTTGAAGATATGAGCTGTTCATTGAAGATTGCAAAAGATGTATTGAATTCATGTGATGATATTCCCAGGGCTGGACTGGAACCTGTTGCATGGGTGATCAATCGTGAAGATATTGACACGGTGACGTATGATTCGACCACGGGGAATCTTGTTGAGGCTATTGTGCTTGATACTGGAGCTGCTTTGGATCGTGACTGGGAAAC